TTCTTCTACTGTCATTTTTGCATAAGTTTTATTATACTTCCAATAAGCACTTCCATTACCCGTACCTTTATATTCTTCACTAATACCACAAGTCAATATCTTACCGCTTCTAAATTGACCAAGTGCTACTATACACTTATTCTTCATATTCTCTATAATTGCACTACTTTCAGATGTTATGTTAGGAACATACCAAGAAACTGTAGTTTCAAATTTAGTAACTCCATTTTCTACTGTAGATGTTGTTCCCCAAGTAGCTGTATTAGGTTTAAGTTGAAACATTGCCCAAGTTGCATATGTAAGAGCTGTGTAGTCGTGAGCTACTGATGAACTAACAGGAGTAACTGTTGTTAAATTACTTATGTCAGTAACATAAATATTCATAAGACCCCCAACTTCAACTAGTGCGTCACAATTTAATGCTATACCTGTATCTATTGCCATTTTATTTTATTTTTTAATTTATATATTATGTTAAAGCTGCAGTAGTATTACCCGCTCCGTAAGTAACTGTTCCTGTGTATAGTCTCGGAGTTTCAAATGATGTTGCCATTAAAGTAATTGTAGCTCCATTTCCGTCTACAAAATCTGCACCACTAGTTTCTTCTACTGTCATAGTAGCGTAAGTATCATTATATATCCAATCTGTTGCTGATGATTGATTAAATCCAAACCCTCCAAAAGCCTCACTAATACCGCAAGTTCTAAATTTACCATTTCTAAGTTCTGCTACAGCAACGATACATTTATTTTTCATTCCCTCTAATACTGATAGTCTTGATTCTCCTATATTTGGAACATACCAAGAAACTGTAGTCTCAAACTTTGTTACTCCATTTTCTTTAGTTGATGTTGTTGCCCAAGTAGCTGTATTAGGCTTCAACTGAAACATTGCCCAATCAACAGTTCCTACTAAATTAGTATACTTAGTTATACCTCCTGTTGTTACTGTAGCTAAATTATCTAAGTCAGTAACGAATATATTTTGCAACCCTCCTACCTCTACTAATTGTGCACAGTCTAATGCTATACCTGTATCTATTGCCATTTTTCTATTTTTTTAAGGTTAAAGTTGTGGGGGTTTTTACACCCCCACCTCTATTAATTGATTATACTAGCATTCCCCCATTCACTAAAGAATTCCAACCGTATTGGAAGCCCATAGTAAAGTAAGCTCTAATTTTCATATCTTCTGCTGACTCATCATAGAACATTTTGAAATTATTCTCAGGTGCAGTAACATCAGAACCTATAAATAAGTTCCTCTTAGCTGCATAAATACAACCTTGAGTTAAATCTGCTGCTGCTGCAGATGTAAACAATGCAGGATGTGTTGCTCCTGCTAATGCAGTAAGTGAAGTATCCCATTCGTACATTGGAACAATCTCTACGCCTCTGAATCTTAATTTTGTGTAATTAACACCTGATTGAGCTTCTGAATGTCCGTAATCAACTGCTCCTATTGTTGGAGCAAGTGCTGTTAAAGTTCCGTAGTATGCGTTATAGATGTTTGGAGTAACAAACATTTTCTTCTCTCCTGCAGGAGTTTGTTGTAATTCTGCAGGTGCGGTATCAAATACAGTTGTAAGTAATAATTCTGCGTCAGTAGGCAATATAGCAGCTCCTACTGCAATAAGATTAGCTGCTGTTGTAGTTCCTGTAATCTCTCTTAAACGAGTTCCATTGATTGCATTTCCTACAGATAATAATTTCCATAGACCATCTCCCATTGAACCATAAGAGCAATTTGCTGCACCTAAATTTAAAGCTGAATCTCCTGCCCACATATTTCTTACTGTATCGTGCTGAATACCTTGCTGTACTCTTTTCCCAATAATTTCTGCTAATTGAGTTCCATTTAAGTCAGGCATATTTACTCCTGCATTATAAGACTCTCTAATTACCTCTGCTTTGAACTCATCCCAACATTGAGTTTGTTTTACAGAAACATTTTGTACTTCAAGAACTTTTTGAGTAATATCAAAATCGTTCAAGTTTGCTCCTGTACACGTATTTGCGCCACAACCTGTATTAACCGCTGTAATGTCAGTTAATTTGTTTGCCATCATAATGTTCTGCTTATACTTTACGTTTGGATAGATAGAATAACTCTTCATAATATCATCTGAACGGAACATTGGTTCTAAAAGGATACCTGCTGCGTAACTACCTACATAAGTACCCCCTAAACCATTATCTGCTATATCTCCTGCTGCCATAATTTTTTATTTTTTTGTTTATTAATTTAATTTAATTTTGATACTAGATTATCAAAAAAGTTACTATTTGCATCTTTTACTACTACTTTTTCTACTACACTAGGGTCGCCTTCTCCGATTGTGTCAGTTCCCTTTGCGTCTGCTTTACTTAATAAAGCATTCATTCTTGCTACTTCAGTAACTAGAGTTTCTTTTTCCCCCTCTAATTCTGCAATAGAATTGTTAAGTGATGATACCTTGCCGTCTAAATCAGAAAACTTATTTATAATTTCTTCATTATCAGCAAGAGTAACCTCAACATTAACAGACTCAGCAGTTTCAACACCTTTACCATCTTTTACCTTAGCAATGATTTCTTCTACTTTTGAGTTAAACCAAGTTTTTAATTCTTCTGTCATTTTGATTTCTCTTTTTTTTGTTAAACTTAAAATTCGTTCCACCTTTTTATTTGTGATGTTCTTATATTTTGAAACATCATACTTCGCAGCTACTTGAATAGGCTCGGAGATGGAGTCCACGAACCCTAATGCTACTGCTTCTTCTGCTGTTAGCCAAGTTTCTTCATCCATCATTTCTACAATTTCGTTGTAGGGGATTTTTGTTTTCTTAACATATACTTCAGCAATTTCATTTGTAATTTTCTCAAGAATTTCAGCTTGTTTTCTCATATCCTTAGCCTCTCCTTGAGTTCCTCCCCAAGCATTATGAATCATTAGTAAAGAATTCTCACTCATTATTACCTCATCTGCTGCTAAAGCGATAACAGAAGCAATACTTGCTGCTATCCCCTCAATATAAACTGTTGTCTTGGATGTTCTTCTTTGAATGATAGAGTAAATAGCCATACCTTCAAACACTTCTCCTCCTAAGCTATTAATGTGTATATTTAATTCTCTATCTTCGTATTCTTTAATTTCGTCAATAAAGCTTTGAGCTGTTATTCCGAAAGTACCTATATCATTGAATAAATAAATATCTGAAACTTCAGATGACTTATTTTTAATCTTATACCATTCTCTTTGCATTTTGCAAATATAAGAAGAGATAAGAAAAGATTTACGAAGTTTTTGGAAATAGTTTTAGTAACTGATGTTATATTTAGGAGAGTGCTTTCCTCTTTCTTTATATACTATGGTTTGAGCTTGTCTTTCTGTAATTTCATATTTTATAGATATATCCATAAATGTATGAGTTCTATTTCCTTCATTTGAAACTAATAGATGGTCAAAGTCATTAACTATCATATAATTCCTAACTTTCTTTGGCGGGATAAGACCTCTTTCTAATAAATGCAATATAGTATCTTTTACAGTAGCATTATTAGGTATCCTTAAGTTAACTTGCTTTTCCATTAAATCTAAATACTCATATACTATTTCTAATTTATTCTGTCTTTCTGCCATTTATTAATTATTATAGGTTTCATTAACTTTATACCAAAAATTATTAACAAGATTACGGCAAGAACCACACCCCCAATTCTGTTTATATCTAGGCATATACTTAACCCATAAATTAAATAAAACCTTTAAGTCTTCTTTAGGCGTTTCAGCTTCACTATTTCTACCTAAAAATATATCAGAAATAATTTCTTTATCTTTCTCAGTTACTAATTTAGAAATCTCATCTACCACTTTCATAACGCCTTTTATTTTTTAAATTACAAACCTTTTTCTTCCCATTTATTTATTGGGCATTTTCCAAACCACTCTTTTGTTAGTCCTGCTTTAGCATCTAAAAAACAAGAACACTTTCCACACCTAGAACCTTTTGTTATTATAGGTTTTTTGAGCATTATAAAGTTCCTGTAAAATTCACAAGACTTGCATATTGATATGCGAGCTTCTTTTATTTTTTTATCTACAAACATTTACTGCAAATATATAAAATAATTATTAGAAACTTGCATTAGACTGAATTGCTTTTACTTTTCTCTGACTTTGCGTTATCTCTGACTCCACTACAACTACTCTTCCTGAACTATTAGAGCCTCCTAAAGATAAGGAATTAAATCTAGCAGATATAAATGATGAGTTGTTTAGTAATCCTCCGTCCGCAAACTTAGCGCCCCCTCCTGCTTCATTCATTGCTGATAATTGTCTCCCAAACATTGCTGTACTTTTTTTATTTATAACAGCCTCACCTCCTTCTAACTCTACAACCCTTCCTCCAACAGAGAATTTTTCTCCTCCTTGAGCGTGAGACCTACCATTAACCATACCTCCATTTGCAAACTCCTCAATCATTCCACCATCTTGAAATTGTGCGCTAGATACAGTAGCATACTGCATTGCTGTTTGAGCTATAAGAAGAGGAACTACAAACGTACCTAAAGGCCCTGACTGTGCGTAAGCCTTTGCTATCGCTAATGCTCCATCTATTATTACTTGAGTTAAAGCCATCTTCTTTTGTTTTTTCGCATACTCTATCTCTAGTTCTTCTTTTTTCTGATTTGTTTCTTGTTCTTGAAGTATAATAGCCCCATCATAATTAGCTTGACTTATTAACCCGTCTTTAAGTTGATTATCCAATGTTGTTTTTCTTAATGCATCTATTTTATCTAGTTCTGCCACTTCATTATCGTACTCCCTAGATGCAGTATCACGAAGTATATCCATTGTCATATTAGCCATACCTGCAACCATATCAACTTTAAAGTTTTGGAGTTCTTTTGCTTTTAGGTAATCATTGTCAATTATTTCTTCATCTACATCATTCATTTTATTTTTAATCTTCAGCCATTCTTGAAAATAATCTTCATTAGCCTTTAATTTCTTTTGAAGTGCAGCTTTCTCTGCTAGTAATTCTTTATTAGCTATATCAATAGTGCTATGAGTTTTCTTTCTCTTAAGCTCATTTATACCTCTAAGTTCTTCTTTTAATAATCTATCTATTGAAGCTATCTCAACCTTAAGATGTGCTTTATCTGCAGCTTCTTGAGCCTTCAGGAATTTAAGATGAAATCCTGCTCTTCTTTGGTCTCCTTCTGCATATAACTCAAATTCTGCCTTTGCTAATTCTGCTTTTTTGTCAAATAAAGCTAATTCTCTGTCTTGAGAATTTTGAATATAATCCTCATTAATTTCACCTTTCTTTCCTGTAGTTTCTTGTGTAATAGATATTTCATAATCAGCTAATTCTTTTATAAAATTTCTAACATCCTCTGGAGGGTCAGGGTCAGGTGTGGGAGTGCCATTAGTATTTTCTGCAGGCATAAATTCTTTCATTTTTAAATTTACTGCAGCAAGTCTTTCCTGCCAATAAACCTCATCTCCTGATGCTTTAGCGGCCTCCTTTTGTAGTTCTACTAACTCTTCCGTTAAAACCTTAAATTTAGCAAACTTATCAGCGTCTTTAATAAACTCTGCAGGTATGAGAAGAAAATTATTTAAAGCGGCTTGAGCTAAAACAACACCACCTTCTAATTGCTGCATAAAGCCTTTAATTTCAAAACCCTCTTCATCGAGGTCAAGAGGAGATAGAAAGTCCCAAAACTCTTGAGCATCATCCATTGCCGCTTTAGCACCTTTTGAAATAACAGCATTACGAGAAACAATTTTTTGAAAAAGTTTACCATCTTTAGTTTCTATAACACCATCTAAATCCATTATGTCTTTCCGTAGTTGAAAAGTATCATTTAACCTTTTTTCATTCTCTCTTAAATAAGCGGTATATTCCTCTCTAACTACTTGCACCGCCATTCTGGATTTAAATGAAGCAGTTAAGTCATCTTGAGCCTTCCTAAGCAAATTAGTGTCTCGTATATCATCAACTTGATATTCTAAATATTCTCCATACTTTCTGTTTAGCTCTTTAAGAGCCATTTGCCTTGTCTTTTCACTAGCTCCTGTACTTTTTATAACTTTAAATAAATTATTCATTTCCTTTGCTTGAAGAGCCATTCTATCAGAAAGTTTCTTGTCTGTAGCTTTAGTCCATAACTCAATCCAACCCCTCATCCCTTTAGTTACTTTATTAATTACAGGAGCAATCTTTTCAGAAAAAACTAAGAACAAACCCTCCAAAGCAGAACTAAATCTTTTAAAAGCCCCTTTAGTGGAATCTTCCATAATAGCAGCCATCTCTCTACCTGCTCCTGAAGCGTTATCTAAAGCGAATGTATATTTTTCTATTTCGTCAACGCTGTTAATCATAGTCTGCATAGCGATTACTTGTCTTTTATCTACAAGTCCCTGCATCTCTAATTGCCCTATTTGCCCCTTTTTAAGTACTTTAAGCGCCTTAATCATATCTTCGGTACTACTTACTGTAAATCCTATTCTTTTAGCTAGAGCCTCTGTAGGATTTGACATTTTTAAAAATATATTTCTTAAGGATGTACCTGCTATAGAAGCCTCAATACCTGTATCTGAAAGAGTTCCCATTACGGCAGCTACTCCTTCTATATCAACACCCATTCCTGCGGCAATAGCAGAAACCTTAGTCATAGATGTTTGCCATTTTTCAATATCTAAAGCCGAACTAGTAAATGCTACAGCCATAACATCAACTACTCTTCCTGCTTGGTCAGCGTCAAGACCAAAACCTCTTACTGCTGAACCTGCAACTGTTGCAGCTCTAGCTAAATCACTTCCTGTAGCCATTGCTAAATCAAGTGTAGCTGCTTGTACTTTCATTATTTCTTCAGCACTAAATCCTAGCTTAGAAAAACTAACCTGTAATTCAGCAACTTCTTTTGCAGTAAAGAATGTTGTACGACCTAATTCCTTAGCACTTTCAGTAAGCTCCATAAACTCTTGCGTAGTAGCTCCTGATATTGCCCTTACTTTAGCCATTGAGAATTCAAATTCAGTAAAGGTTTTAAATGCACTTACAAAAACACGACTAAGAACTCTAACAGTTCCAATAACTGCCGTTATAGTTGCAGCCATTTTAAGCATACTCGCACCCATTTTCTTGCCTGCTTTAGTATTATTTCTTTTAGCTATAGTAGACTGCTTAGTAACTTTTGTGTTCGTTCTTTCTTTTGCGGTTACACTAGTTAATTCTTTTTTATATTTTCTTGACTTTTTAGTAGCTTTATCAATAGCTCTCTCCTTGTCAATCCATTCTTTCTCTCCTTCTTTATTTACCTGAGTAACTTTCTTTTGCTCATCTTTAAGGTCTTTTAATGCCTTTCTTAATTTAAGAAGGTCATTAACACCTTTAATTTTTACATCTATAATTTTCTGTTCTGCTCCTGCCATAATTTTATATTGTTGCGGTTATTGTTAATGTATTATCTATTTCTGATTCTCCTAAAATTGCATCTACCTCTAATCCTGTTGCTGCTGCTATTCGTTCAAACATTCCTATTTTCTCAGCAGTTTCCATTGCATTTCCTATAAACCCTCTAGGACTTGTAGTTCCTCCTGCTTTTATTGAGTCCTGTACTCTTTGAGCTATAGTTATTGCGATTTCATTATCAAAAGGTAGCATTTTTCCTCTTCTTTGCTTATCTTTTACCCAAGCTATTAGCTTTGTTATTCCTACTAATGTTCCTGCTCCTACCCCTTCATCTACTGCTATAGCATATCCCGCAGTATTAGTTACGCTCAAGTTAATAGAACTCCCAACAATATTGAAGTCTACTTCAAAAGAATCGTGGAGATTACCTGAAGCTATATGGTCTTGAGC